GGTTGGGTAGTCGCACACTTTCCGTAGCTACAGAGTTCGAAACGAGGTTACCATGGCGTCCATCCGTGCAGCGGCGAAGGTTCTGGGCGTCTCTCATGTCGCGCTCCTGAAAGCAGCGAAGACCGGCTCCCTCAAGCTGAATCCCGACAGAACAGTCAACCTCGAAACAATACGGGAATCGGAGTGGTACCGCAACCGGAAATCGCGGAAACCATCCGGTAACAAGCCGGAGCCCCAGGTTGACTTGTCCGGCGTGGACAAGATCGACCTAGAGAAACGCCTCATCGCCGAGCGAACCGAAGCCCTTCGCTTGGACAACGAGGAACGCAAAAAGAACTTGCTTCCCGCCGATGAGGTGCGCGGAGCAATGGAAGCCATCATCTCCACCACGCGCTCCCATTTGCTCCTGCTCCCGGCGAAGTTGGCGCACAAGGTCTCGTCGTTGACGGACCCCGCCGAATGTCAGGCGGTTATCGACGCGGAAATCAAGGCGGCTCTGAAAGCTCTCAGCGAGACGACGTTTAATGAATGACAGCGTACAGCGTAGCATCGGAGGCAATGCGGGTATTCGCACCGCCTCCGGATTTGACGTGCTCCCAGTGGGCCGACCAGTACAGGCAACTATCAGCCGAAAGTAGTTCCGAGCCGGGGCAGTGGAAAACGCACCCGTTCCAGCGCGCCGTACTCGATGCCATATCGGACCCAAAGGTGCGGCGGGTCGTGGTCAAGGCGTGCACTCAGGTAATCAAGACCGAAGCCATATTGAACGGCATCGGCTATTTCGCGCACATGGACCCCGGCCCGATTCTGGTCCTGCAACCGCGCGATGCGGACGCGAAGGCGTTCTCGAAAGAACGCATCGCCCCGATGATCCGGGATACCCCGGCGCTCAGGGGAATATTCGCCGAGGGCAAGGGTCGGGTAGCAGATAACACCATAGAGCAAAAGATGTTCCGGGGCGGGATGCTTGCGATAGCGTCGGCAGGGTCGGCCCCGAATCTGGCACGGCGCGCGATCCGGTTCTTATTTTGCGACGAGGTAGACAAGTACGTCTCCACGCAAGAGGGCAACCCGATATCGCTGGCCCGGAAGCGGCTGGCAACATTCCGGCATCGGGCGAAGGAAATCCTCACTTGCTCCCCGACATTCGAGGGAAGCGAGATCGACCGCGCCTATTCGCAATCGGACAAGCGCGAGTATTACGTCCCCTGTCCCAAGTGCGGGCATATGCAATCGCTCATGGGGGCGTTTTACAAGCAAGTCCGCTTCGCCGAGTTCGGCACGGTCGAAGAGCGGGCGGCGTCAGCGCGGTATCACTGCGTTGCCTGTGATGCGCCGTGGACAGAGGCGGGGCGCAAGAACGCCGTAGAGCGTGGCGAGTGGCGCGGCGGCGACTTCAACGGTGTCGCCGGTTTCTGGATTTCGGAACTCTATAGCCCGTGGAAAACTTTGGCCGAAATCGTCCACGACTTTCTGACGAAGAAAGACAATCCGTCAGAGCTACAGACGTTCGTCAATACCAGCCTCGCCGAGAACTGGGTAGAAAAAGGCGAAGCCCCGGAGTGGGAAACCCTATCGGCCCGTCGTGAGCCGTACGATCCCGGCACGGTCCCCGCCGGCGGGCTGTTCCTGACCTGTGGCGTCGATGTCCAGCGTGACCGGCTGGAATGCGAGACCGTAGCCTGGGGCCGCAACCGGGAATCATGGTCGGTCGATTACCAGATTTTCGAGGGGCGCACAAGCGAGCCCGCCGTGTGGGCCAAGCTGGAGGAATACCGGACGCGCCTCTTTGCCGCAGAGGGCGGCGCGGAGCTTCCGATATCCCGGATGTTCGTAGACAGCGGTGACGGCACCACGACCAACGATGTGTACAACTGGGTTCGGATGCAGCCGCAATCCCAGGTGCAGGCCATCAAGGGGAGCGACAAGGGGATTCTCCCGGTAGGGCAGCCGTCCCCGGTCGATGTCACGGCGGGCGGCAAGAAGATCAAGGCGGGTCTCAAGATCCGCATGGTGAACGTCAGCTTCTTCAAGGCCGAGTTTTACGCCGACCTGAAGAAGCGCGCGCCGACCGATGATGAGATAGCGCAGGGTTACGGCTATCCTCCCGGCTATTGTCATTTTCCGAGCGGCGGCAACTACGGCGATGAGCATTACAAGCAGCTTTGCGCCGAGCAACTCGTATCGCACCGGAACCGGAAGACGGGCCGCACCAAGACCGAGTGGCAGCAGATGCGGGCGCGCAATGAGGCGCTCGATTGCAGGGTGTATGCCCGCGCCGCCGCATGGGATCTCGGGCTGGATCGTATGCAGGACAAGCACTTCAAGGCTTACGAGGCGCAGATAGAGGCACTCAAGCCCAGGCCGAAGGACGCAGGGACGCAACCGGCCCCGCGTCCCGTGCGGCATGAATCGAAATGGTTGGGAGGCAGGGAAAGAGGATGGCTGAAAAGGTGAGAGGGCGCAAGCCCAAGAACATTGACGAGGGATTTGTGGCCGCCATTGAGGGGCCCGCGCCAGATCCCGTGCGCTACAAGTACACAAACGTCATGCTCTCCAATGCCGCCGACATCAACCGCTTCGGCGATGAAGGATGGGAGCTTGTGTCCGTCATCCCGGCCCCGCTCGATAGGGCCGTGTATTACTTCCGCAAGAGGATTTAATGGCGACATCTTGGACGGCATCCGATATCGAAGCCCTTGAGGCGGCGATAAAGGTAGGGGCTCGCGTAGTCCAGTTTTCCGATGGCAGGAAAATTGAGCGATATTCATTGCCCGAAATGATGGACCTCCTCCGTACTATGCGCGAAGAGGTGGCCGGGGAGACCACGGCCACCGCGCGCACCACCTACGCCGTCACCTACAAGGGATAACGTGAAAGCAAATTGGTTAGATAAAGCTATCGCGTGGACATCCCCCGCGTGGGGCGCGAAGCGCATCCGCAACCGCATCGCCGCCAACGTGCTGTTCTCGTATGAGGGCGCAAGGCGCGACAGGCGCACCGGCGGATGGACTACGGCGGGGACGAGTGCCGATGCAGAGATCGGCCCCGATCTTGTTACCCTGCGCGACCGGAGCAGGGATCTTGTCCGCAATAATCCATATGCGGCGGCGGCAGTAGATGAGCTTGCGGCTCAGTGCGTGGGGACTGGCATCACGGCGCAGCCGAAGAACACTAAGCTCGCCGAGGCGTGGAAGATTTGGATCAATGAGTGCGACGCCTACGGGCAGCAGGACTTCTACGGCCTGCAAGATCTTGTCACCCGCACCGTAATCGAGTCGGGCGAGTGCCTCATTCGCATACGCCCCCGCAAGAGCGATGACGGCTTGCGGATTCCGATGCAGATTCAGGTCTTGGAGCCCGACTACCTCGACCACAACAAGACGGGCAAGAACGGCGCCAACCGCGTCATTCAGGGCGTGGAGTTCGACCCCATCGGGCGGCGCGTAGCCTACTGGCTCTTTGGCGACCACCCCGGCGACAACGACTCGTTCAGGAGATTCACCTCGCAGAGCTACCGCGTCCCCGCCGAGGGCGTCCTCCATGTCTACCGCAAGCGCAGAACACAGGTGCGCGGAGTGCCATGGCTTGCGCCCGTCATGATTTCGCTCAGGGATCAGGACGAGTATTTCGAGGCCGCCATCGTCAAGAAGAAGATCGAGGCGTGTTTCTCGGCAATTGTCGTGCAGAACGAAGGCCCGGACATCAACCCGGTCGGAAGTACCGCAACCAATAGCGACGGCCAACTTGAGGAGAGCATGGAACCGGGAATGATCCGGTACTTGCGCCCCGGCGAGGACATCAAGTTCGGCGCGCCGGCAGGACAGGGTGACGGATACCGTGAGTTTATGCGGGATCTCCAGTGTCGCATTGCATCCGGTATCGGCGTCACCTACGAGCAGCTTACGGGCGACCTGTCCAACGTGAACTATTCATCCTATCGCGCCGGGCACCTTTCGTTCAGAACGAAGATGGATCAGTTCAGATGGCTTTGTCTCGTTCCCATGTTCCTTGATCCCGTCTACAAGTGGTTTGTGAATTACGCCGTTGCATCTGGCTTTGGCCCGGACATCGACTACGGCGTCGAGTGGTCAATGCCGGGATTCGCCAGTGTAGACCCCGAGAAGGACGCGCGCGCCTTCGTTGCCAAAATTCGTTCTGGCATCAAGACGTGGGCACAAGCAATCGGCGAAGAGGGGTACGACCCCGAAGAGCAACTCGGAGAAATTGCGGAATGGAATAAGCGCATTGATGCTGCGGGGGTGGTATTCGATTGTGACCCGCGCAAGAGAACATCTGCGGGGCAACAGGTGACAGAGAGCGTCCCCGCAAAGCGAGAGGCAGAAGGAGAAGTCAATGGCGAAAATTAAAGTTCCAATGCAGATGCTTGGGGCTGAGATCCTTGCGGCTGAGTCCGAAGAGGATCGGCGCTTCAAACTCAAGTGGTACACGGGCGCGACCGTCCCGCGATACTCATGGGATGAGGGATCGTACAAGCTCACGCTGTCGATGGAGCCTAGGCACATCCGCATGGGCCGCCTGCAATCCGGCAAGGCTCCGCTCCTCAACTCGCATTCGAGTTTCGACCTCTCGAACGTTATCGGCATCGTCGAATCCGCCGACACTGACGGCAACGCCATTGCCCGCATGAGTCCCCGCGCCGAAGTCACCCCGTTCTGGGAGGACGTTCGGGCGGGCATCATCCGCAACGCCAGTGTTGGCGCGCACATTCACAAGTTGCAGGACGTTAGCAAGAAGGACAAGGAAGGCAACGTCCTTGAGCGCGCCTATCTCGCCACAGATTGGGAGCCGATGGAAGTTTCCCTTGTGCCCATCGGCGCAGACCCCAGGGCCGGGATGTCGGCCAATCTCGAAGACAAGGAACGATTCACGGAAGCCGAGATCGTCTCGGTTTCCTTCACCGGGGCTTCGGCCCGCTTGGAGACCACTATGAAGGAAGATACCGCTCTGGCGGGACAGGAAGCCCGCACCAGGAAGGAAGAGGAAGAGAAACTCGCCGCCGAGGCCGCCGAGGCCGAACGGAAGCGCATCATCGAAGCCGGGATTGCGAAGGAGCGCGCCCGCGTGCAGGCGATCAACGCCACTCTGAAGGCACTTGGGTTGCCGCAGTCCTTCGGAAGCATTCACATCGAGAAGGGCACGGACGCCGACACCTTCAACAAGCTCGCCATTGACAAGAAGGCCGAGGAGCTTAGTATCCCTCCCACTCCCCCCACTGACGGACACTCCCCCGCCGAAGTTCTGACTGACGAGGCCGACAACCGGCGGCGCGGAATGGTCGGCGCGATGCTGAACCGCTTCGAGGAGGGGGCGTTCGCCTTCGACGAGAAGAACACGGAGTTCGTCTTCGACAAGAACAAAAAGGCCAAACTGTGGGAAGGCAGCCGCCCCTACATGGGCCTGTCCCTGCTCGACTGCGCCAAGGAGTGCCTGACCGCGCGCGGCATCCGCTGGCAATCGAAGAACCAGAGCGAGATCGTGTCCCTCGCGTTCCAGTCCACCAGCGACTTCCCGTACATCCTGGCCGACTCCGCGAACAAGACCCTGCGCGCCGGGTACGAATTGGCCCCGAGCCCGTGGAAGCTCATCGCCGCGCAGAGATCGGCCCGTGACTTCAAGTCGCAGTATGAACTCACGCTCGATTCCAGCGTCCGCCTCGGGAAAGTCCCCGAGTCCGGGGAATATGCCCGTGGGTATCTGACGGAAGGGCGCGAGTCGTGGAAGATCGCCCCTTACGGTCAGATCATCGCCGTGACCCGTACCGCCGTTATCAACGACGATCTCGGGGCGTTCACACGGATTCCCTTCATGCTCGGGCAGGAAGTGGCCGCGAACGAGGCCGATATCGTGATCGGGCTCATCGTCGCCAACGGAAACATGGCAGACGGCGTGAAACTGTTCGATGCGAGTACCCACAAGAACTATGTCGCCTCCGGTTCAGGTGCGGCGATCTCCGTGTCTTCGCTTGCGGCCACCGCGCTCAAGATGATGACGCAGACCAGCCCCGGCGGGAAGCCCCTCTCGCTCATGCCGAAGTACCTGCTGGTCCCAGCCGCCCAGGCGACGTTGGCCGTGCAGTACACCTCCAGTACCCCCGCCGTTACCGAGGCGGCGAAGGTGAACCCCTACGCGGGCCAGTTGATCCCGCTGGTGGAACCCCGGCTCGATGCCAACAGCATCACCGCCTACTGGTATCTGTTCGCCGATCCCATGAGCGCGAACGGCACCGTGCTGGTGTACTCCTACCTCGCCGGTCAGAGTGGCCCCACGACCGAGACCCGCATGGGCTTCGACGTGGACGGCATGGAAATCAAGGTGCGTGAGGACTTCGGCGCGGGCGTGGTGGACTATCGCGGCGCTGCGATGAACCACGGCTCCTAGAACTACGGCTCCTAACTTTTCCCAATAATCATTGACAGGGGCGGCTCCCGATTGGGGGCCGTTCCTGTTTATGGAGACATCGTATGAAGAACTACATTTCCGAAGGCAAGTTTTTGAATGTCGCCTGCACTCACCCCTCCGCCCCCAATTCCGGCGACCCCGTTATTTTCGGAGCGATCCCCGGCGTGGCCGTCACGGATGAGGGCGACGGCGGCAACGCTTCTACGGATACCACTGTCTGCACCAGTGGCATTTTCAAACTCAGCGTGAAGGGCCACAACGGCAGCGCCAACGCGGCTATCACTGCTGGCGCGCTCATCTATTACAAGAGCACTGCAACCCCAGTCCTCAACCTCGACAACAGCGGGGTTGCCTTTGGTTATGCGCTCGAAGCCGTTGATTCCGGCGCGACAAGCACCATCAAGGTTCTCATCAAGTAGATGTTCGACTTCGCCGCCCACAATCCGGTTTTCCTTGCTACGTTCGGGGAGTCCTTTTCCCTCGTGCGTAACATCGACTTGCTGGATGCCTCCCCAGCAACGGAACCCTTTCAGGCCATCAATACCGCTTTTGACGCGCTTGAGGGGGTTCCCCCTGGGG